GCTCCAGACTGCATTAGCAAACGGCGAAATCGTGCTTGATCATTCTAATCCATTAGATCATGCACGTAAGTTCTTGCAGTCTATCTATGCCGTTGAGGGTGGCTTTAAACTAGTTCACTATGCGCAAGAGTTTTTTATCTACACTGGCACACACTACCTATTCATTGAAGAGGCCACAGTGCGCAGTCAGGTGTATAAGTTCCTTGATAAATGTCAAAAGCAAGACCGCAAGGGTAACCTCGTACCGTTCAATGCCAACCCAGCGGCAGTAAATGCCACGATTGATGCGCTTAAATCCATTGTGCACCTTGCCAATGACCCAAACTCTAAACCACCAGTGTGGTTAGATGGTTTTGAATTAAACAACCCACCGGCTGAGAAGTTAATCTCGATGCGAAACGGTCTGTTTCAAATGGATCAGCTTATTTTATTCCCGCATTCCATTGGGTTCTTTACATACAACAGCCTGCCGTTTGAGTACAACCCCACTGCCAAATGCCCACAGTGGTTAAAGTTTCTGAGTGACGTGTGGGGCGAGGATGTCCAGTCTATTGAGTTGTTGCAAGAGTATTTTGGTTACATTTTGTCTGGTGATACAAGGCAGCAAAAGTTTTTAAACATAATAGGTCCGCGAAGGAGCGGTAAGGGTACGATCAACAGGGTGCTCACCGATCTGCTGGGGCAGGCCAACGTGGTATCCCCACAGATGGAGGAGTTGTGTGATACGTTTGGATTGCAACCATGGTTGGGAAAACAGCTAGCATCGTTTACTGATGCACGTGTGACGCCGAAGAACTCTGCCGGTGTGGTATCTCAGTTGCTTCGTATTGTGGGCGCTGATACTGTAACGGTTAATCGTAAGAACAAAGAGTCGTGGTCAGGTTACTTACCAACTCGCATCATCGTGTACTCCAATGAGATGTTACAGCTCGCTGAGAACTCCAACGCATTGACTGGCCGTATGTTGGTGCTCACCATGACAAATAGCTTTTACGGCAAGGAAGACGTAACCTTGGCCGATCGCCTCACCACTGAGTTGGCTGGTATATTTAACTGGGCAATCGAAGGCCACATCAGGCGCCTCAAGCGTACTGGTCAGCGTTTCATTCAACCTAAATCTGCTGAGTCTACATTGGATCTGATGACTGAGCTGTCCAATCCACTGGCTGCGTTTATGGATGAAGCAGTTGAGTTCGGTGAAGGCCATGAGGTAGATAAGGATGATTTGTTTGCGTGTTACAAACACTGGGCGATTAAGAAGAACTACCACCCTGGCACAGAGATGTCGTTCAAGCGGCGCTTCCTCGCTGCTACACAGGAGCTGCGTGTCCAGAGTTACAGACGTAGACACAATGACGAAACACAACACGTTTACTTAGGCGCTAAGCTCAAACCAAAAGCACAGCTTTACGTAGACGGTATATCGAATTTTGAAAAGGAAATCTTTTAATGAACGAACAAGATCAACGCACACTGTACACTGCGTTTGCAATGATGGGATTATTGATGCGGGGAACACCCATTGCAGCGATCCCCGACGCGACCAAACGGTTAGTGGAAGAGATGCTAAAAGATGAATAAGTTTTGGATGATCGTATTCATTGTGCTAATGTCCCCACTGTGGATATTGCCGGCGATCATCACACTGCTACTCAGACTAATCGGCATCAGACTATGAAGTCGTTTCGTTTCCCTCGCATCGTTAAACGCAAACTGTTTACCACCATTTTTGGTGGTGTGGGCAAGCGCCGGTATGTGCAGGATTTTAAGTCGTACATACCCAGCCCGTTAACTCGCATCGTCTTAACACCGCCACCAGTCAAGCGGTTCAAGATGACATGGATCCGCCGCAGCCATCAAGGCTGGCGCAACAGAGTGTTTGGCAGTGCACAGGCAATTAAGATTCGGCTACAGTTTGGCCGACGCAGATCAACACCACAATTTAGGAGATGATATGAGAGATGGTGGTAAGGGTGACGCACCGCGCCCAATAGAAAACAGAGAGCAGTTTGAAAATAACTGGGAAAAGATTTTTGGTAACGGCAAACAGCTAAACAGGCCAAAAGATGACGCCAACGCAACCGTAGAGGACTGCAAAGATGACTGAAATAGGAATAGCGTTCTTTATCGGTTTTATGGTTGGCCTTATCATGCGACCAAAAGACAAAGACTTAGCAGAGCAACAAGCCATCTACGACAAGAAGGTAATCCAGTACGAGATTGATTTAGCATATTATAAACAACTGTGCCACTGGCACGTAGAGCAAAGGAAACAAAATGGGCAAACTTAAAGTAGTAGTACCAGCAATCAAACACGCAGACGGCACCATCAGCAAGGCACCGAATGCAAAGTACAGTCATGATGAGATTATCAAAAAGACTGGCAAGAAAGGCGAGCATGGATTTATTCTATCTGACGGCACTTTTGCAGCTAGAGAACGTTCAGCCAAAGTGGCCAAAGCAGTCGGCGAAGTAAAGAACCCCGGCAAGAAACTACATAGTCATGAGCTGCGTGACGGACTTGGCGTAAAGAAAGCAAAACTATGACAAAAAAGAAACAATTAGACGTAGAGTTTGACGATGGATGGGCTGACGAATTGGAGTTGACCCAAGATGAATACGATGCCCTGATAGATGGGATTAAACAATTAGTAGCCACAGGAGAGATCTTTGAAAACGCAACCCCAGTCAGCGAACTGCCGCTTGAAGAGCAGCAAGAGATATTGGAATCGCTCAACCGCAAAAACACCCGCCATTAAAAAGCCTTATTACATTGCGGACACAGGACACTTTGGTATCAATATCAAGGTGTGTTTTTCTGACGCAGCATTCCAGCAAGCTGTCAAAGACTCCAAGATTACAACAAGGCACAATGCCCTTGACGTTGGTTTGGCAGAGTCACACTTCATTGAACAGGAAGGCACAACCAATGCCATGTTGGCCATTGTGTTTAACTACGAAGAGATGGCCAAAGAGTCCGCGTTAGAACGAATGGGTGTGATCTACCATGAAGTCAGTCACACTGTCACGCACGTGTTTGAATACATTGGCGAGGAGGACACCAAGATTGGCGATGAGTCACGCTCATATTTAGGTGAGCACATTTTTAAACAGGTATTTAGCATCTATGCTACTGAGGAGGATAAACGTGAACGTGCTGGAGAAAGAGATCGAGAAGCATTTAAACAACTCGGTAAAAAAGTGCGGGGGTCTAAGCTACAAATGGATCAGCAGCGTGACGGGGGTGCCGGATCGGATAGTATTCATCAATCAGAAAGTGTATCTGGTGGAACTCAAGACAGCAACCGGCAAACTGAGTCCTAGGCAGGAGTTGGTTTTCGATGACCTTGGAGAGCAGGGATTTCCAGTACACATTATTCGATCACGAGAGGACGTGGAGGACTTTGTTACTCAAGCGCTGCGCAGTATGTAGATTACCCAAACCACTTAAAGAGTTCAACAAAGACGCTTCTAAACCTGACGGCCTTGAGTCCCGGTGTAAGCTATGCGACCGAGCCAAGGTGTCTAAGTGGAGCAAAGATAATCCGGGGAAAGCTGCAGCCAAAGGAGCAAGGCGAAGGGCTGCCGAATTAGAACGCAGGCCAAAGTGGATTAAAGATTTTTTTAAAGATCAGGTCGATGAGTTTTATGACATGGCTAAAGAGTTAGAAAAGATTTTCCCTTGGAAACAGCACGTTGATCATATGCGACCGATGCAAGGTAAACTAGTAAGCGGGTTAGACGTACCATGGAATTTGCAGATACTATCTGCTAAAGCAAATTTAGAAAAAGGTAACAGAGATGTTGACGAGGAATATGCTTCACCCCTACCAGAGGGACATTATCACAATGGCCAAGTCCATACCCAATTTGGGCTTGTTCCTACCGCCTGGGCTGGGAAAGACGGCAACAACGTTGACAATCATAGCGGAGCAGTTCAAGGGAAAAACACTGATCATCGCGCCAAAAAGGGTAGCCGAGACAGTATGGGACGCGGAGTTATTGAAGTGGCAGCATCTGTCCAACTTGACCTGTTCGAAGATTATGGGCAACCCGACGCAGAGATTATCCGCCTTGACTTCTCAAGCCGACATCTATTTGATTAACCTTGAAAACGTAGCATGGTTATGCAGCCTTTCACCCAAGTTAGTGTTTACTAACTTAGTAATAGACGAGTCCAGTCGGTTTAAGGATCCCAGCACCAAACGATTTAAGGCACTTAAAAAGCATTTAAAGGGCTTCTCACGGCGCGTAATCCTTACAGGCACACCCACCCCTCAGGGACTGGGCGATCTCTGGTCACAGGTGGGTATATTGGACTTAGGGCAGCGTTTAGAGACCAGTCTGACCCGGTTCAGAGATAAGTACATGGAGCCCGATCAGATTAACCGTCATACCCGCGTGGTGTACAGCTGGAAAATGAAGCCAGGCGCTGATAAGATATTGAATCAAAAAGTATCGGATATTTGTTTTTCCCTCAAGGCAGAGGACTACCTCAAATTGCCTGAGTGCACTAAGCTATACCATCCAATCAACATAGACACACCAGTAAGGAATCTGTATGACAAACTTAGAAAAGACATGGTCGCTGAAGTCGGTCGCGACACAATCACAGCTCCAACAGCAGCGACACTGGCGGGCAAACTCCTTCAGTTCACCTCGGGCGCTATTTACAATGAAGAAGGAGAAGCACAAGAAGTACACCGCGCTAAACTGGAACGCCTTGAGTCGATCATGGAAGAGTGCTCCTCGCCAACGCTGGTGTTCTACCACTTCAAACATAGCCTCAACCGATTACGTCTTTTGTTCCCGGAAGCTGTGGTGCTGGACGATGACAACATTGCAGCGTGGAATCGTGGCGAAATTCGTATGCTCCTTGCCCATCCCCAGTCTGGGGGAATTGGGCTCAATTTACAGTGCAACGTTGGTGAGACAGCCCAAACTGTGTGGTATGACCTTCCGTGGTCAAGCGAAAACTACATTCAAGCCAACGCACGAATTTACCGCCAAGGGCAAGAAAAGCCGGTTATCATACACCATCTAACGGTATCTAACACCATCGATGAGCGGGTAGTAAAGGTACTTGAGGGCAAAATAAATTTGCAACAAGCCCTATTAGATGACCTAAATTGCGTATTAGTATAGACATGAGAACAAAAACCAAAATCAGGGCGGCAACTCCTCGGTTATCCGATGAAGAATTAGACCCTATTGAACAAGATGACAATGAGGGTGTTTCAGCTGACATGATGGAGGCATATTTTCCTTGGAGTCCGGAAGATATTATTGATATAAAACGCTTGATTGAAGAGCGTATGCCAGATAAACAACGTTACATTTTTGAAGCATTTTTAGAAGGTTTGACGCACAATGATGTGATGGTTAGTGAAAAGTATTGGCGCTACCATTTTGCTAAAGGTATTGAGTTTATTAAGAAGGAACTAAAGCTATGAGTCATTTTATTGTTGAGCATAGAGTAAACGGCTACTACACCATGGATACCATCAGTGGTGTTGAAGATATTGACACCAGTTTGTTTAAAAACATCATTGGAATTTGGGTCTGCGACTCAGTGGAAGAGACACGGATTATGGAAAAAGAACTCAAGGAGATGCGTCATGCACGATCCCGTCAACCAGCCTAAACATTACACTGGCCACCCCAGCGGGATTGAGTGTATTCAGATCACTGAGCATATGGGTTTTAATTTAGGCAATGCGCTTAAATATATCTGGCGTTGTGATTTAAAACACGATGCTGTAGAAGACCTGCGTAAAGCGCAGTGGTATATTGGCAGAGAAATAGCTAAGCGCATTAAAATTAATAAAGCTGATCCGGAGTGTGGAAAATGAACGCGTTTATATTTGTTGCGGTGATTTGCATGGGCACCCAATGTGACTTTGTTGCTAGTCACAAATCGATCACGTTAGAGCACTGCCAACAAATGGAAAAGCAATTTAAACAACTGCCATTTAGGCCCGAGGTAACTCTCGCCGCGACTCAATGTATGGCATTCGATGGTGATACAGATAAGGTAAAAATATGATTATAGAATTAGACGACGATTTTACAGACGAAATAACTGTTGCCAACTTGGCGCAAAGTTATGCCAATATTTTAGATATGATGAAAAATGGCAACCATTGGCATGAAGATGACATTGCTGCATGGAAAGAATTGCTGCCGGCAATAGAGTTAGTTGGTGGTTGGTACAGCACAGATTTTAAAAACGACATTAAGAAAGCCAAGAAAAAGAAATGAAACTTTTTTCTGAATACGACCGATTTGAATTAGAGCAAGACATCATCAAAGCGTGGGGTGTTGTAGATATGATTGAAGAGTTGATTCGTCAGCACTTAGATCGTCCAGAAGGCGCCTTTAGTGAAGATGACTTGGCAAATAGATTACAGGGCATTCAGTACGTCACAGAAATGCAATTTCAAAGACTATGGGATGGATTTGAAGTAATGATTAAAAAGGGCCACTTTACCAAAACTCGGTTTGGTGATGCACCTGAAATAGCAATACCCGATGTAGATATTGAAATTAAAAAAGGTAAAAAGAAATGAGCGAAACACAACAAGCACACCCATTAGACGACAAAGTTTTAGTACTAAACTTGACGGTCAAACAAATTAACACAATCTTGTACTACCTTGGCGAGATGCCATTCGTGCAGGTAGCTCCATCAATCAACGCCATTCAAACACAATGCCGCCCACAGGTGGATGCTTTGATGGCCAATCAGGAGAAGAAAGATGGATGATAACTTTATCCGCCAATTCCTAAAGCATCGCAAATTTGGTAATAACATTATCCAAGCGGTAGAGGAAAAAACAAGAAAAACCAGCGAAGAAAAAGAAATGGAAGATCGCCTCAAAGCTGAAGCCATGACCAAGGTGATTGTCAACGAGATGATGCCAACCTTTCGCAAAATGATGGAAGAGCAGCAAAAAGCCAAAGAAAAGCCAGTCCGCAAGATCATTATGCCAGACTAGGGCGGATTTCTTTTGAAAAGCGTATTAGTTAGTATAGGGTAGTATGGCACGTCGTGAGACGCCCGGAAACCCTATTCTCGCAACGCCCAAGACAGCGAGGATTTTGTACCAAAATGCGGGCATTACACACATCACACACAGGAGATTTAACTATGGTATCCCCATTTGAACTACGCTTTTCTATTTTTAACACAGCAAAAGATCTAATGATCAAACAGCACGAAGCCAATATGGCGGCGTGGGAAGTGTTAAACAAAACAACCAAAGAGGCAGCTGAGCTGGCTCCAGCTTTCCCAACAACTGAAGAGATCATTGACAAGGCCATTGAAATCAATACCTTTATCAGCGGTCAAACAACTAAAGAATTAGCTGGCATCGCTAAAAAGATGGCCGGTGTATCTGTAATATTCTAAGTAAACTTTACAATAAACAACAAAAACTTTACAATCATGGCAACTAAACCCGGTTTGTACGAAAATATTCACCGAAAGCAAGAGCGCATCAAGGCAGGCTCAGGCGAAAAAATGCGCAAGCCGGGCGCCAAAGGTGCCCCTACTAAACAAGCATTCATTAATTCAGCTAAAACTGCAAAGAAATAATGGCAACTAAAAAGAATGGCCCCTCGCTTGCAATTGGTCGTGGTGAAAAGCTGCCTGTGTCTAAAGGCGCTGGGCTTACCGCCAAAGGTCGTGCTAAGTATAATGCGGCTACTGGCTCGAATCTAAAAGCCCCTCAACCAGAAGGCGGCCCTCGTAAAAAGTCGTTTTGTGCTCGTATGTCAGGCATGCCCGGTCCAATGAAGGACGAGAACGGCAAACCAACACGCAAAGCAGCATCTCTTAAAAGGTGGAAGTGTGGCAGCTAAACAAAAAAAAGAGTTTACCAAAGAGATGGCTCAGATCGTCTTAGAACTGGGTAAACAAGGTGCGTCCCAAAAAGCCATGTATGCCGCTATCGGCATCAGCAAAGACACTGCAGCCAAATGGAAAGACGAAAATCCAGAGTTTAAAGAAGTTATGTCAATGGCAACAACCCATGGCCAAGCTTTTTGGGAAAACATGATGCTAGCCAATATTGACAACCGGGCGTTTAATTCCCGTGTTGCTGAAATAGCCCTACGTGGGCAATATCCAGACGATTACAAAGACCGTCAAGAAATTAAATCTAATGTAAAACAAGAGGTTACAATCGATTTCCAAAAAGAAGTAGCTGATTTGATTGCCGCCCTAAAAGCATAGAAATATATTTTTTCAGTTTTTTACAAAAAGCCACCCATGCGGTGGCTTTTTTGCGTATTAGTAATAGTACGATAAACCGAATTGAAAGAATAAGATGACTGCACATGCCCTTCTAAGTGCTTCCGGTAGTAAGCGATGGCTAACTTGTACGCCGTCCGCTCGCCTCGAAGCCACCCTTCCCGACCCAAAACGCGGTGCCAATGCCTTTGATTTTAGTCAAGAAGGTACAATGGCACATTCCCTTGGAGAGATCAAATTACGGTATCATTTTGGACAAATTGGAATTGAGGAGTATGAAAAAGAATATGAAATCATCAAAAACACGCCGTACTTCGACGACGACTTCGAAGCAAACGTCGACAACTATGTCTTGTACGTTCGGTCTCAGATTGGCGACGGCGATACACCGCTTTTTGAACAGCGTGTGGATTTCTCTGACTGGGTACCTGACGGATTTGGCACAGCGGATGTGGTTATACTTTCTAAGCACTCCGTTCGAGTCATCGACCTCAAGTTTGGTAAGGGTGTGCCAGTCTACGCACTCGACAACCCACAACTACGACTATATGCTCTTGGTGCATATTCAAAATTTAAGGAAACTTTTCCGGACATTAAAGAGGTATCCTACACGATCCATCAGCCTCGCTTGGACAGTATATCAACTGATGGCACCACAGTCACCAAGCTACTCGACTGGGCTAACACGTTCGTTAAACCCAAAGCAAAGAAAGCTTGGGCCGGCGTAGGAGAGTTTTTACCTGGCGATCATTGCCAGTTCTGCAAAGCTAAAGCACAATGCCGCGCCCGCTCTGATTTTAACAACGAGCTTGCTAAATTAGAGTTTAGACCAGCTCCGTTACTAGACGAAGATGAGATGCGTCAAGTACTATCCCAAGCGCAAGATCTGCGTACTTGGGTAAACGATGTAGAAGATTACGCATTAGAAAAAGCAGTAAATGAAAACGTAATTCCAGAGGGATACAAATTAACTACTTCAGTAACTCACCGTAAGATTTCAGACCATGCACTAGCGGCAGTGGTGTTGAAAGAAAAAGGAATGAACGAAGAAGTAATATGGGAACCTCGTAAATTAAAATCAATTGCCGCATTAGAAAAGCTAGGGCCGAAAGGCCAAGTAACAGCTTGGCTAGGGGATTTGGTATTACGACCAGATGGCGCACCGAAATTAGTGCGTGTTAAAGAAACTGCTAAAGAGGATTTTTTATAATGTTAACGAATTTAGGTAAATTTAAATTCATCGGTGATTTAAGCTTGCAAGATGCTGATGTGTTGGTCAACTACGGTAAACGCTCTCCAAAGATTTTGGAGTTTGGAGTTGGCGGTAGCACACAGCTATTAGCACAATGCGACCCTGAAGAACTGTTTAGTGTTGAAACAGATGATGCTTGGGTGGAATTGACAAAAACTCGTTTAGCTAAAATTGAAGATAAAAAAGATCCTGTATTTTTAAACTACAGCGAAGTTCCTTGGGTAACCAGCGTTCATAAGTTTGATTTAATCTTTGTTGACGGTGTGGACAATTTGCGCCGCGACTTTGCGATTAAAACATGGCCAGCACTAAAGGACGATGGTGTTATGATTTTTCACGACACCCGCCGTGCTCAAGACTTTCAAAATGCTGCATGGGTGGCGCAATTGTTTTTTAATGAGTTAGAATGGATCGATGTTAATTGCAGGGCTAGTGATTTTAAAAGCAGCAATATGACTGTGCTCTGCAAAAAACCACATGAGCCTTACGTCAACTGGAACCACGCTGAAGATAAACCATTATGGGCTTATAGCATTCCCGGCACAGATAACCCTGAACTTTGGAGTCAAGCATGAGTACATGGCTGGTAGCTGCGATGGGTTTGGTATACTTTGTAGTAGCAGTAGACCAGTTTACTAAAGGTGGCACAGGTACTGGGATTATGTTTTTAGGGTACGCCCTAGGCAACGTCGGTCTTGTACTCCAAGTTAAATAGTTTCTCACATTGTGAAATATTAATGTATAGATTTGCGTATTAGTATCAATAAGGGTAGACGAACTGGCCCCTACTGAAGTCCAGTTCTAACGTTTAAAAAGGTAATATCATGACACAAGTAACTAAAGTAAAAATCGTAACTGGTAAAGTTCGTTTCTCCTACGCCAACGTATTCGCACCAAAAGCCTCTGTTGAAGGTGGCGCACCAAAGTATTCTGTTTCTATTATCATTCCTAAATCTGATAAAGAAACTATTGCAAAACTGCAAAAAGCATTTGAAGACACTAAAGCTGGCGCTGCTGCTTTCTTTGGCGGTTCCGTACCTAAAGGTCTTAAAGGCGGTTTGCGTGACGGTGATGAAGAGAAAGATGATCCAGCGTACGCTAACAGCTATTTTATTAACGCTAACTCAGCACAAAGACCTGGCGTTGTAGACGCTGATCTCAATCCTATTATGGATCAGTCAGAGTTCTATAGTGGTTGCTATGGTCGTGCGTCTATTACGTTCTACCCATACAATGCACAAGGTTCTAAAGGCATTGCTTGTGGTTTGAACAACGTACAAAAAATGGAAGACGGTGAGAAATTAGGCGGCGCAACATCTGCTGCCGCTGACTTCGCAGTTTAGTAGTACCCAGTAGTGGGCGGCCCGGCGTAGAAACTGCGCTGGGCTTTTTTGCCCTTTTAATAACCATATAACACAGAGAATAATAAATGGATCAGTATCAAGAATACATTGCCGCCAGTAGATATGCCCGGTTCGTAGACGATAAACAGCGTCGTGAAAATTGGGGCGAAACAGTAGACCGCTACGTTGATTATATTTTTAATCGCACACCAGCGATTGCCGATAAGGCAGATTTAAAAACAGAAATTCGTAATGCCATTTATAACTTAGAACTTATGCCGTCCATGCGCGCTATGATGACGGCTGGAAAGAGTGCCGATCGTGATAACACCTGTGTCTATAATTGCTCGTATCTTCCAGTGGATGATCCCAAGTCGTTCGATGAAGCCATGTTCATTTTGCTCTGCGGAACGGGCGTTGGCTTTTCAGTCGAATCTAAGTATATTAATAACTTGCCCGAAGTGCCGGAACAGTTATTTGAAAGCAGCCACACCATATCAGTACATGACAGTAAAGAAGGATGGGCAAAATCATTACGTTTACTCCTCGCCCACCTCTGGGCTGGAGAAATTCCGAAGTGGGACGTGTCCAATGTCCGCCCCGCCGGAGCACGACTCAAAACTTTTGGTGGAAGAGCTTCCGGGCCGGAACCACTGATTGATTTATTTAAGTTTGCTGTAGCTACATTTAAACACGCACAAGGCCGTCGCCTCAATTCATTAGAGTGCCACGACTTGATGTGCAAAATTGGTGAGGTGGTTGTAGTGGGTGGTGTACGCCGTTCAGCTATGATTTCACTTTCCGACCTGGATGATGAAAGGATTCGACATGCAAAAGCTGGACCTTGGTGGGATACGGCACCGCATAGAGCGTTGGCAAACAACTCCGCTGTTTATAACGAGACGCCAACGGTTGGTAAGTTTATGGAAGAATGGCTTAGTTTGTATAATAGTCATTCCGGTGAGCGTGGGATATTTAATCGCGAAGCTGCTAAAAAAACTGTGGCCAAGTATGGTCATCGTGATCCTAATTTTGAGTTTGGGACCAATCCTTGCTCCGAAATTGTTTTGCGCCCCTATCAATTTTGTAACTTAACAGAGGCCGTAGTTCGCCATGACGACACAAGAGAAACACTCATGCGCAAAGTGCGCATCGCCGCTATCTTGGGTACCATCCAGTCTACCTTCACCAAGTTCCCCTATCTGCGCAAGGTGTGGCAGAGAAATACTGAAGAAGAACGGTTACTGGGTGTTTCCCTCACCGGAATCTATGATAATCCCCTTCTCACAACCCAAGGAGACAAACTAAATGAGTTACTTGCCGAACTTAGAGAGGCAGCTAGAGCAGCCAATAAGGAATTTGCAACACTGCTTGGAATACCTGAGAGTGCTGCAATTACTTGCGTTAAGCCCAGCGGAACCGTCAGCCAACTCGTTGATAGCGCTTCTGGAATCCACCCTAGACACTCTAAGTTCTACATCCGCCGAGTTAGAGGAGATAAGAAAGACCCTCTCACCCAATTCTTAATTGCACAAGGAGTACCCAATGAAGATTGCGTTTATAAACCGAATCAAACAACTGTTTTCAGTTTTCCAATCAAAGCCCCAGACGGCATTACCCGAAGCGACGTCACGCCGCAATCGCACCTCGCGCTCTGGCTTACGTACCAAAGATTTTGGTGTGAGCATAAACCCTCGGTCACAATCTCAGTCGAAGAAAAAGACTGGCCAGCAGTCGGCGCCTGGACGTGGGAAAACTTCGACGAAATCTCCGGTGTTTCCTACCTTCCCTATGACGGAGGCACCTACCGCCAAGCCCCGTACGAAGAGTGCACCGAAGAAGAGTACAACAAGCTTAAAGAAAGCATCCCCAAAATCAACTGGGAAGACCTTAAAGAAAACACAGACAACGTCGAAGGCGCGCAGCAGTTAGCATGTTCGGCAGGAGTATGTGAGATTTAATCGGCTCAAATATTGAGCCGTATTCGGTAAAATACGGCTCATAATTAAGTCAACCCGACGGAGAAAGTATCAAGAACGTGGTGATTTTTCGGGTTTCTATCCACGGCATCAACGAATTGGCAGGCGTAGCTTGTACCTTTCTCAACTATTTCACATGGTGGTAGGTTTGGGGCCCTTCGGGGCCCCTTTTTTGCGTATTAGTATGGGTAAGACTAAAAAGAGAAACCACCATGATCTATTCAATTGACTTTGAAACACGTAGCACCATCGACCTGGCCGAACAAGGGTTAGACATCTACGCCAACGACCCCACAACAGAAGTGTTGTGTATTGCATATGGATCCAATCCAAACAATGTGCGGGTTATTGATTCGGTATTCACCCAAAACTTTCCCCTACTAGACCACGTCCGTAATGGTGGCAAAATACAAGCATGGAACGCCATGTTCGAGTACGCTATCTGGAACTGTGTTTGTGTGCCCAAATACGGCTGGCCGCCACTAAAACTAGAACAGTGCATTGACACTATGGCCATGGCAGCAGCCAACAACATACCGCAGGCTTTGGGTGACGCAGCTATATTTATGGATGCTAGCCACCAGAAAGACACCCGGGGCAGGCTGCTAATTCAAAAGCTTTGTAAGCCTAACCGCAAAGGTGGGTTTGACAATGACCCCGCCTTCATGGCTGAATTGTTTGCCTACTGCGCCCAGGACGTACGGGCAGAGATGGCTATAGGAAGCGTTTTAAGGCCCCTTACACAGGCCGAACAGGACGTCTGGACCCTCACCCAGCGGATCAACCTACGAGGCGTTCCTGTGGACCCTCAGGAGCTCCACAATGCCGTCCTGGCTGTGGTAAGGGCTCAGGATGCCATTGACAACGAATGCGTCGCCTTGACCGGTTGTAAGCCGTCTGAGAGGGCTAAATTGCTGGCTTGGTTAAACAAACAGGGTGCCGGTCTAGATGATTTGACCGCCGAGACCGTATCAAAAATGCTGCAGTGCAGCATTCACGCGCACGTAAAAAAAGCGCTGGAGCTAAGACAAGAAGGAAGCCAAACTAGCGTGGCTAAGTACGCTAAGATGTTGGAGATACAACGAAATGGCAGGATTAGAAATACACTGGTTTACCATGGAGCTTCAACAGGTCGCTGGGCCAGTCGCGGCG